TCTTTCTTTAGAAACCTGAAGAGCTTTTATGGTATCTTTTTTGTATTGAGGTTTTCCTATGTAACTAAAAAGTGTTATTGTCTTATTTACCATTGCCATTCTCCGTTTTCATTTTTTTCTGTTTCTGATCCCCAGACATTATGAGCCCATCTCTTTTGTCCCTCTGGAATTTTACCATCTACCCATTCTCCATTCAATATTAGTGACCATTCCGGCCCGCTTATTACTTTCCCAAAGTAAGACTCTCCTGAGGGGGGGCTCAGTATCCAAAGCTGCTGGGTGTCGTTTCTGAATTTGTATTTTCCGCCAAGTTTACATTCTCTGACTGTATATTTTCCAGAATTACCTATCAAGGGTATCTTTGCTGCGTTGCCATTTTCCTTTCGCAGCTGGTCCAGTATCTCTTGGAGTCTCCAATGCTTTATGCCGCCGTTTTCCGCAATCCACTGCTGTGTAGTTTGCTCCGTCCAACTAAGTTCAATGTATGGCCCGGGGCCACCCCCGCGTTGATACGGGTTAGCGTTATAGAAATCTGTCTCCATAACATAGCAGCGTTCTGAAAATTCATTAGATGCTACATATACCAAATCAATACATTTGGTCTCGCCACCCTTTAGGCACTGTATCATTTCATCGAGTTCTTCCTGCTCAAATTCTCTATTTATATAATTATCACACTGCACAGACATAAAATAATCTGTAGCACATGACTGAACGAGCTTCATGGTTCCGAATCCCGTGCCTTCATTTTTTGAACGGAGGATACACCTATCTATCAGCCCCTCTTTATAAAAATCATAAACGTAGTCTTGCTCACCGCCGTTTGAATAGAACACTACTTCATAATTTTCAAATTTTACATTATCCTTGATCGAGTTTAAGCAGGACCTACTCTCGTCGGGCCTTTCATAATCAAGAATCAAAAAAGAAAATTGCTTATTTAATTTAGTGTAGTCCTGTCTCATAGGGAAAGTTTTTCATAAACATGGCCGGGTTCTTCTGGCTTCATGCCCGCTTGTTTGCGGTACTGGTTTATGGCACCTATGAAGCTAGATTTAGATTGATTTATTTCTTTCGTCTGAAGATATGTATCAAAGCTCCAATTATATCTATTGTCCGTAACCTCTTCTACGGTTTGATTGAGAACCTTCAGCCTATAAAAATCCTTTAAACAGTATTCCATTTCAACGATTTGAACAAACTCATGGTCAAAATCACCCTTTCGCATGAACTCCTCCAAAGAGTCTAGGGTAAAGTGTAATCCTAATTCGTGTTGACAGTATAGCCTGAATCTGGTTCTAACGTTTTCGTGAAATTGTACGCATTCGGAACCGAAGTCGCCATACATCAGAGAGGTGTGGTTCGATCTTCCGTAGCAGTAGTGATACTTTACTGGGTGAAGGAAGTAAGACTCTAGCGGGTCATCATCCCTTGTATTAATTACATGTTTTGACTTATCTTTGTCTTCTATGTTTGCAAATTTACCAATTATACCGTGAAGCCCCCAGTGTGGGCTGGGAAAAAAATACATAGAATCATAATACTTAGCTAAATAAGCCCTGCCTGACGCAGCGACTACGCCGGTCTCGTTCTTTTCATGCTCCTCTATGTCCCCCCTTACAGTTTTGCACCATTCTGGGGTTACTCTTTCTGGGGAATCGAGAATAAAAAACCAATCACCGTTTTGCATAACTCCAGCGCGAAGGAATTCGTTCATTTGAAAATCGTGATCGTTCGTCCATTTCCTTTGAACAATTTTGCCTTCCCCCTTTTTTTCATTAAGGAGGTCGTAAGTTCCGTCTGTAGAATAACCGTCCGTAAATATCAAGCCGTCAGTAACATCCAGAAGCTCGGGGGTAAGCATCCCCTCGATGTCTTTGATTCTGTCTTGGGTCATTCCGCAAACCCACAGCTTTTTTCTTTTTGAAAATTTATAAGTGTCCATGATCAGCAATTATTATATATCTCAATGATGTTTTTAGCAACAGTATTTTTGTGAAACCTAACTTTGAAATCTTTTTTGTATTTATTAATTAAGTCCATAGGTTTGTTTTCCCAATAAGATACAATTGTTCTTGCTATCGTCGGGATATCTGGCTCCATAACTAGTTCGGGAACAAATTCTACTGCGGTTAGGTTGTCCTTGGAAACAACTGGTATGCAGTCACACATGACACCCTCTATCATGGAGAGCCCTATTCCCTCTATCCTTGAGGGTAGGAAAACGAAGTGACTTCTATTATATATATTGTTTAGTTCCTCGTCACTAACGACGCCCATGTATTTCCCGAAAAGGGGATTGTCTGTGCCAACCACTACTAAATTTTCTTCAGTTATACCCATGTATTGAAAAATTTGAAAGATTGCTGAAAATCTTTTGTTGGGGTCGTTTGCTCTACCTACATATAAAAATGGAATATCTTTTTTAACATCCGTCTTATGAACATCTTTCATTGGGTTGTAAATAACCCGTGCATCCATATTAACAAATCTTTTTATTTGGTCTTTAACAAAAAAAGATATACAAGTTACTGCGTCGGCCTTTCGCAACTCTACCTGTAAGCGGTCTGACTCAAAGTGTTGAATTACATGCTCTGGTATATCAAGAACATTTAGAATTAATTTTGCATTGGGGTACTGCTCTTTAGTCTCTATCGCTTCTGTGTGCCATCTATTATTACTGTATATTAAATCTGGTTCAGAATTATCCTCTATGACTTCGTGCCCCAAGAAGCTAAACCCATCTTCAATTCTATCTATTTGGCATGTGGGACACCTTGCTCCAAATGTTTTAATCTTCATTGACTACGGGGGCTTCTTTATTGTGCTTTTTGTAATAGCTTGAATTAAATTCTAATTCGGAAGTGTCTCTATTCCATAAATAAGAGCACTCGCCGAAGTGCTTTTCTTGGTACTTGACTTTTTTTTCCCCGTTGGAGTGCAGCCACGTCATGTGTCTGATGTGGGCGATTTCTCTTGGGATTTCAGAACAGGACAAGTCGGGCTGCCTTTTCCCACTCTCATAAAGAATATCATTATCATAGTAGAACTTGCTCACCTTTTCTTCTTTGTTCGTCCAAAAAATTCTATTCGGACAGAAACCGTCTATCCATTTCTCGCCGTCAAATATATAATTCTTAAAATTAATTTTGTAATAATAATAATCTGGGTTTTCTATTACATAATTTAAAATTGAATTAATATCTTCATAGGTATAAAATTCATCTCCGTCGAGCATCCAGAACATGTCCACTTCCTGCTGGAGGAGATAACCAAGTGGTAGGCTTCTGGCTTCTGCTTCTGTAAGTGGAACCATCGAGGTGAAGGGCAAGTCAACATTTTTATTGTCTGCCACTTTGGCGGCGGTAACGCCATCGAAATCCGGCATCCCCATCTGTGCGTACTCCTTAAACTGGGAGTGAACGGAGGTAATAATTACTTCGTGTTCGGATTCGTTTTTGAGCTTGCCCCAAGGCTGGAGAACTTCGTCGATGTCTTCGGCGCAATCGTAAAAACATCCTAGTATTCCTATTTTCATATTAATATTTAAAAATTAAAAGTTGTGTCCAATCCTGCAAGAAATTGTCGGCTACGCTTTTCCTAGGGACAAGGCAGGTTTGCGGTATCTTTATGTTCGTTTCAATAATTTTCGCAGCCATCTCTGCTGGCGTTTGTATCGGTACAGATTCTTGATGGTCTTCTTTCCATCTAGCGACCCAAGCTGGCTTATCGTATTGTGGATCTAAAATTAATCTAGGAACTCCATAGTGGTATGCTAGGTGACTAGGCCCATTACAGGTTCCAACAAAGTAACAAGATTTTTTAAGCCAATCTATGCTGTCTTCAAATTTTGGATTTGTGTCTACAAAGACGTTATCAGGTACATCAACGCTAGAGATTGCAGACTTAACCTTGTCTCCGCCCCAAGTCTCTAAGGAGGGACAATAAATAGTATAGTCTTTAAATTGTTTCGCTATCAATTCTATCAGTCTCTTTGTCTCTGGGTAATCATAGCCATGTGTGGTAGTTAATAAGCCGAAGTATATTAATTTTTGTGGTCTTAGGTCTTTAGTTAGGAGTCTTGTTGATTTTATTATCTGCGGGTGGACATTATGTTTTTCATAATCAAAAGCATAAGGGTTTTTAAAAAGAAGATCTGGAATAACATAATAAAAATCTTCTCCCCCCTTCAGGTTTTCCATCTGAAACTGCCCCATTATGGCTTCGTTTTTTAATATGTTGTTGTCGTCAGAATATTTTTCATCAACCTGACTTATGTTGAAATGTTTGCCGAAGGCGTGGGCTAGGGGGGTATAAACTTCATCTCTTGCAGAGATAAGGGATTTTACTTTACCTTCGACAAAGCGAGCGCACTGCAGTGAAAGAATACAGTCGCCGAGGCCATGCCCGCCGAGAATGGTTGTTATTGATCTTTTCTTTTGTCCCATACCCCTGTCTATTGTAGCAGAGATTGGGGAAAAGGGCAACTATTTCTTGGCCAAGTTGTCCAGTTTTTCTTCCAGCCTATCGAATCTATCATTCATTCTTTCAGAAAACATCTTAAAGTCTTCTTTGCTGACGTATTCTTTCGGAAGGGAAAGGGCTAGGGAGTTGTGCTTCTCTCTTAGTTTGTCTATATCTTCGTGGTGCTTGACCATCAGGTCGTGGTGCTCCGCTTTAATTTCGTTTACGGCCCCCATCATCATCTTAAAGACCCAACCGCCCATGAGGGTGACAACCCCAACTGCAATATTTACAAGAATTTGGTAGTCCATACCCCTAATTACACGAGTAAGGTGGGGGATAGAGAGTTTTTTTAAAAATCATCGACTAAGGTGCCAGAGTTTTGATAATCTTTGACTTTCCTTTCGAAAAAATTTGTCATTGCGTTTACGTCCATTACTTCTGAGAGCCAAGGAAATGGATTTTTGTCACTGTCAAAACGGAAATCAATTCCAATGCCCTCTAGGCGCCTATTGCCAATATACTGCATATAGTCTACAAACATCTCAGCGTTTAAGCCAAGTATCCCCCTCGGGAGAACATCGTGAGCATATTGAACTTCTAGTTCTACAGCTTTCTTGACGTGCTCGACTGTTTCATTCTCGAATTTTTTTGTCCACACCGATGGGTATTGTTTTCTAATTGTATTAATAAGATATGTTCCGAACTGTATGTGTAAGGTTTCGTCTCTCAATGTGTATCGAATCTGATCTGATAATCCCGGTAGTTTATTTTGTCTACCGAGTGCTAAGATCATTGCAAAGCCGCTAAAGAAAAACGTTCCTTCGGCTAAAAGATAATACGTAACTAGATTACGCAGGAATTCTCTTTTGCCCTCTGTCGTTTTCGTAGAAAAATCTTGACAGTTAACATCTGTCGTAACCCCCATAAGAAAATCGTCCTTTGCCTTTATGGAGGGTATGTTTAAATAAGCTTCATAAACCTCACTAACTTTAAGGTTATAAGAATCACAACAGGTAACGACCGTCCAGTTGTGGAGAGACTCCTCGTAGGCTTGGCGAAGAATATACTGGCGGCACTCCGCGTCTACTACCCATCGATTAACCGTAAGGAGGAGGTTATTGCCGACCAGTGACTCGGTCCCTGCGAAAAAACCCAGCGTCCTTTTCACTAAAAGCTTTTCGTCATCTGTCAGGGCGCCATTTTTCCACTGGCTTATGTCCTCTGTCATATTAATTTCGGCGGGGGACCAGTTGTTCGCCACCCCTTTTAGAAACATGTCCCACGCTTCTGGGTGTTTGTGCGGGAGAATTTGATTTACTCCAGCAATATCTTCTCCAAAAATTAATCCACTTTTGCTCATTAGTTATTCCCCTTTATTTCTTTTACGAATTCCTTGTGTGTCATTGGCAACTCTCGCATGTTGGGTCTGTTATGTTACAAGCCTCAGGAGTAGACTCAGTATTATCACTATCACTTGCACTAATATCACTGTCGTTACCACTGTCCGTAGCTTTCTCCGTTTCGCTTGCACTCTTATTCCTTAAGTAGTATGTACTTTTGAGTCCTCTACTCCTAGCATGAAAATATAAATCATTCAAATACTTTAAAGAATTAAAATTATTAAATAAATTTAATGATTGACCCATATCAATCCATTTTTGTCTAGCTGCGGCATTATCAATGAGTTTAAACTGGTCGTGATCAAACACGGTTCTATAACGCTCTTTGAGTTCCATAGGAAGTTCTCCGTTAAGCCTCATAACATCACCGTCCACGCTCTTAACCATCTCCATAAAGGACGCGCTCCATATACCTAGTTCCTTGCACTCTTTTACAAACCACTCATTCATAATGAGCAAGTTCCCAGACTTATTTTCGTAAACAAAAAGGACAGAAAAATCTGGCTCTATACAGGGGGAGCAGCCTTGGATGTAGGAGATCGTCGCTGTCGGGGCAATCGCCATAGTGTTGCTGTTTCTCATCCCAAATTCTGCTATATGCTGACGGAGCTCCTTCCAATCAACCTCTGGGCAAAACTTTTTTCCTCTATGGAGGATGGGTTTTTCCTCTAGGTATTCCATTAAATTTTTATAGGTATCCATCGGTAGGATATCTTGGTCCCATAGGGAACCATCATAAGTATTATACTTGCCCTTTTCTCTGGAGAGGCGAGAAGAGTTCAATATGCAGTGGTAAGAAATAAATTCATATAACTCATCAGAAAATTTAGTTGCTTCTTCAGAAGAGAAATCTACTTTATAAGAATGAAAAACGTCAGCCCAACCCATAGTGCCAGCGCCGACAGGACGATGAAGTAGGTTCGCTTTCTCCGCCTCTTTAGTGGGGTAAAAATTCAAATCAATTACATTGTCCAGCATTCGCATTTGGGTGGATATACTTTTTGCGAGTAATTTAAAGTCAATTTTTCCGTTTGCTTTCAGGTGTTCCTTTAGGTTGACCGAACTTAGATTACAAACAGCGGTCTCGCCCACTTCTGTTTTTTCCCCAGATTTAAATTGAGATGGTTTAGTATGTAAGAAAATTTCTGTACACAAATTAGAACTATGAACTACCCCTTCGTGGGAATTAGAATATCTAATGTTTGCACTATCTTTAAATGTAATCCAAGGGTGACCGGTTTCAAAAAGCATCCTTAACATTTTCTTCCACAGGTCTTTAGCTTTAATAGTTTTGTAATTATCTATCTCTCCATTATCTGCCATTTTACAATAATGAGAATACCTCTTATCGAATTCTTTTCCGAAGTGTTCGTGAAGGTCTCCTACGTCGCTTGGAGAAAACAAATACCAGTCTTTGTCTTGTTGAATTTTTTTAAAGAAAAGATCTGGTATCCAATTGGCTGTATTTAAATCGTGACAACGTCGACGTTCATCTCCAGTATTCTTTTTAAGATTTAAAAATTCCTCGATATCTAAATGCCAAGTTTCGATATAGGCACACCCTGCCCCCGGCCTTTTGCCCCCCTGATTGACCGCAACGAGAAGGTCATTGAAAATTTTAAGCCAAGGGACGAGACCACTAGAGGTTCCGTTTGTGCCCTTGATGTAAGAGCCTGATGAACGAAAATTATTAACGTCAAACCCTAGTCCTCCTGCAAATTTAGATTTTCTAGCTTCTTGCCAAGCCCCTTCGAATATTCCGTCTATAGAATCTTCGAAAGTATTAAGGTAACAAGAAGAAAGCTGAGACCTAGCGCCACCGCTATTAAAAAGCGTCGGGGTTGAGGGGCAAATCCTGAAAGTACTAATTGATTCGTAAAATTCAATTGCTTTTTTTTCTTTGTTTTTTTCATTGAGCGCCAAGCCCATAGCTACCCTCATCCAAAATGATTGCGGAGATTCTAATCTCCTTGAATCTATATGGTGAAAATACCTGTCGTACAACGTCTGCAAGCCTAAATATTTAAATTTAAAGTCTCGCTCCAATACTAAAGATTCAGATAATTTTTTCAAATCATATTCTAAGATTCTTTCATTTAAGAGTCCCTGTTTCACTAGGGATTTTATGTTTCTGATAAAGGAGAGTCTGTACTGGTGGTCAAAGGCGTCTTTATCTACACTAATTCCAAAAACTTCTTTATGTATGTTTCCGCAAAGAAGTCTGGCGGCTACAAATGAGTAGTTCGGCTCCTTCTCAATTTTGGCACGAGCAGACATGATGAGAGCTTTATCTATTTCTTTGGTTGTGATTTTTTCGTACAGTTGAACATGGGCATCTAGAACTGTTTCGCTAGGGGACACCCCCTCTAGGTTTTGACAGGCTCTCTCGGCGCAAAGATTAATTTTATTGATGTCTAATTCTTGAAGGCGTCCGTTTCTTTTTTTAACGTGGATAACTTGTGAACTCATGGATGTCTCTTTCTCGTGGTATTAGACATTACATGATAATTCTTCAAAAAGCAAGTAAAAATGTGCACAAGGAAGATTTTTTTCTAGAAGAAAAAGAAAAGTGTAACTTACTCTATCTCTATTTTTGGCAGGCTGGGTTTTGATGGGTCGTTCGGGTGCTTTTTCCCTTTTCTTTTCTCGCTATAATCTTTAAACCATTTTTCTTGAACGGGGTCGTGCCCCAGCTTGTCTTTGCGCTGCTCGGAGGCTTCTCGGGCCTGATCATAAAGGTCTCCAAGGTTTCCTTTCCTCTTTGTTTTTCGGGAATAGTCTTTCTCTGAAAACGGGTCTGTGTTGGCATCAACAGACACGTTGGGGGCAGTAAACACTCGCCTCCATTCTATACCTTTCTGGTCTATGTAGACGTGGGGCTCGTTGATCTTTTGAAAAACTTCTTTTTGCTCCTCTGACTCGGGATGTATAAAAAGATATGTCGGCATTACAGGCCCTCCAGTTCCTTAAGTATTAGGTCTGTAGTTTTTTCGTAGCTAAATTCTTTTTGCAACTTGAGGCCCTCTTTGTTCTGTTTGTTGTTTTTAAATTTTTCGAGGGCATCTTCACACCCGTTTAGAAAACTTTCTTCATCGAAATTATATATATTACCTTGGTTCCAAGGTTGTCCCTTATGAAAAAACAATCCGTCATACGCCTCTATCTTTCCGGAAGGGGGAACAAGGGTTGCGTTTTTTTCATTGACCCACTCTTTATAGCCTGAACAATTTAATATCACGGCGTGCTTACCCAATGCGACTGAGTGAAACTCTGGAAGGCCCCAACCCTCTCCTCCCGACATACCAAGAATAATATCTGCGGAATTTAAATAATCATTATAGACATCGTTCGATGGCATAAAGCCAAGAAAATTTATGTTAAAATACTTTTTGCCTTCTGTGATGTGGGAAACTATCTTTTCGTTGTCTTCTGGTTTTAGAAATGGATTCCATATTGCGCACTGCAAAAAATATTTTGGATTATTTCCATACTTCTTCGCCCAAGCCCTTATGGTTTTCTCGTGCCCTTTTCTTTTCTCAAATTTGCCAGTTAAATTAAATGTAACCCTTCCGTCTTTAAAGTATGTTTTCTCCTTTGCGTGAAAGTTGTTGGAGTCAAAGGCCAAGGGAACGGTCCCGCTGTTCTCTATTCCCATAGCTTCAAATACTCTTCTGGATTCTTCTGATGTGAAAAGCATTTTTGTGCTGTTCTTCGCGACATTAATTTCCTCTCGTGTCGGCTGGTCCAATTCATAGAAGGTAAGTAAAAGCTGCTTGTCGCTGAAGGTGGCTAAAGAGCCATTGAGGTGCCAGAGCTTAAATACGGGGGTCGTTCTCTTGTGGGAATATGTTGATTTGTTGCAACAAGATTCTATCCATTGAAAAAAATCCTTATCTTCCTTCTGAGTGCCTAGCTCTATGGCTCCAATTGGAAAAATACAGGGTTGGTGTTCCTTTTTGTACAGTTCTTTTAAAATTGCGGTGCATACCTGTCCAAAGCTGACGGTGTTAATCGGTATATTTAGTGCATAATCCATGTGTGACTATAATATAAAAGCTTAAGAAAAAAAACCAAAAAAAAATCAGGAGATTTCCCTCCTGATGTGTGTTGATTAGATGGTGGATTGGTCTATTCCAAAACATCATCCACTTCTGTGGACGTATCCGAGGTGGCGGATGCGGCTGTCTCAGAAGTGTTCTCGCGCTCTTCCGAGCGGTACATGCGAAAATCGGGGGCTTTGGTGTTTTTCTTGTCCTTGTTAGCAAAGACAACTACTCTCACCTGCTCAGTCTCCCCGTTGGCCATTTTAATATGACCAGAAAGGTACTTGGTGCCCTTGTTGCTTTGCTGCTTCCAGAGGGCTCCAACCTCCCGTTCGCTCCAATTATTTGTATTATCACTCATACTGCCAACAGTAATAACACATATTTAGCCTGTGTCAAATTGTTTTTTCATTTTTTTTATACCGAGTCGGGGTAGTAGCTGTTATTTCTGGTAAGCTTCCTGTTTAGTATTTTTTTGCCACGGTCGTGTAAGTTGATCGCTGTTTGGGTGCTTGTCTCGATCCTCTTCGCCACTTGAGACCAAGGCATTTTCTTTGCGTGGTGTCCGAAGTATCTTAACTTAAAAACTTTTTTGATTCTCTTGTCTTTTAGTTGGCCTAGAATATTAAAAACAAAATCAACGTCGTTGCTGAAGTCTTTTTCCTGCTCTGCCGCGTCCTTGTCAATGTAATAATCTAATTGGCTATCCTCTACGGGGAAGAGGTGGTTTCCGTTTATGGCGTTCAAACACTGATAGCGAACTTGGTTCCCCACCCAAGTTGAGAATTTTACCTTTCTGCTTGGGTCAAAGGTTTTTGCTGCCTTGTAAATAATAAATTTATTTTCTTTATACATCTCCTGTACGCACAACCCCGAGGCCGCGAGCGCGGGGGCATACTTTTTATAAATATCAAAGCATAGGGCCGAGTGGCGGTCTATTAACTCTGATAGGCTGTCGTTGCATTTTATGTTATGCTCCTGCACGTCCTGCACTAGGTCTGCATCGTTGTTGTTTAGCTCTTTGTTTTTTTTAGCCATTTGCCTATTGCCTCCGAAAAACCTTCACTGCTCATTGGTCGCCCATCAAAAAGCAAAATGTCTTTTTCCTTTCCCCTCATGCCAAAAATCCTACCGGGCAGGGCTACTTGATAAAAAAAATTATTTATATCTGCAGGAGCAAAGAGTTGTTCGTTCTTTATCGGCTCGCCCGCCTGATTGTCTTGGTTATTTATGACTATCTTAACCCAGAAATAATTGAAGTTTTGTATATTTTTTTTACCGGCATATATTATATAGTTATATTCGGATGTTTCATACTGGCCTTCATAAGCATTCTGAATACCGGCAAAACCCGAGAAGAGCTTCACAAATTTACTGTCCACGCGTACAGGAAAAGTGTTTTTGTGAACAAAAATTGGCGTGAAAGAGTCATCGCCGCCCCCCTCTTGTTTGATTTGGTAGTCAGAAATTAATTTCTTAATTAATTTCCAATTGTACTTCATCTCTTGAACGCAACCATTCTATAAAGTCTATGACTTTCTTTTTGGTATATTGTTCAACTTCTTGGGCGGGTCCGCCTTTGAATTCCCACTCCACCTCATAGTCTGCAGAGGCTTTTAGTATCGGGTCTTGAGATTTTTCTTCATCATTAGCGGGCTCCCTCCAGATTTTTTCGGTTGGCCACCCGCCAGTGGGTTTTCGATATTGGGAAATGTGAATTAAGGTTCCATTCAAATTTTCCTTTAGCCAGCTTACTTCGTCGTTTTCATATCTGGCATACCTGATGTCTGTGATACAGGATACGTTTGGGGTTTCTTCTGGCGCTCGGGAGTTGAAGATCGACTGCAGTCGGTTTATCCAGTGCCTACCTTTTGTTTGGTTTCTTTTTAGGGTTCCATGAAAAACCAAGAACGGCCTGATCGATTCTTTGTCTGCGCCCCTACAGGTTAAGGCATCTATTCCGTATGCTTCTTTTGTAAAATCGCTAACCTCTTCTTTTAGGGCGTCAGCTAGCGCATATCTTTCTACTGCGGTAGAGCGCTTCTCCATTTCCTTTTTGAAAATTGAATAAAATAAATCTTTACCAGAGCCAGCGACGCCCGAAATACCAAGGTATAAGCTGTCTTTATTCTCCACTACAATATATACTCTCAGAGGGGGTCCAAGTCAAGGCCCTCGTCATTTTCTGGCCCCTGTTCGTTTAGGAGATGGGTGCATATGATAATGATGTTCTCTATGTCTTTGCTTTTTATATCAGCGGCATCGCAATAGTCCGATTCGCTTCCGGTTATTCTGCAGAAACCATTCACTAACTGAGAGATAGATAATGCTGTGGCGGGGGATATTTTTACACTTTGCTCGAAAGAATCAAAGGGCCTTTTGAGAACCCAATAGCTACCCTTTGAGGCAATGAGTTCATTTTTTTCCATTTCTTCCAAGGCTAATGAAAAGACTGCGAGGTTTTCCTCTGTGTTTCTCATGTCTGGAAAGATATTTTTAAAATCTTTTTTAAAATTTATACTATTATTTTCCGTATACCACTCGAAAAGGTAGTTGCTGGCCTGTAGTATATTCATTATCAAATTATAAAGAAAATATTTGACTTTTCAAAAAAACTATGATAAAGTGGTATCGCTATGGATTCTATTATATCACAAAAGAACCAAAAGTCCAGAAGAGGGAGACCCCCTGTGAGCCTTAGTTGGCCGGAGGGTACTTTCACTGTTAAGGACGTATTGACAGAAAACCGGAACAAAGTTTCTGGTGTATCTGTACAGTTAAAAATTAACAAAGCCGTCAAGGCTGGGGTATTGAAAGTGGCAGGGCAAATGAAATCGCCCAGTGGTAGGCCACGAGTACAATACCAAAAGCTTGACTAAATATGTTAATTAAACTATAAACACGGGGGTGGCTATAAGCTGCCCCCTTTTTTTTATGAAAGAACCTAAAAGATTGTGTTGGTCAGAGTATGCTTTAGAACTGGCGAGGGTGGCCGCCCAGAGAAGTGAAGACCCCTACCTAAAGGTGGGGGCCTGCGTTCTTAGGCACGATAACTCCGTGGTCTCCTTGGGATACAATGGGGCACCAATGGGCATAGAGATAGACTGGTCAGATAGAGATGAAAGAAGGAAGAGGGTTATTCACGCGGAAATAAATGCTCTAAGATACGTAAGGCCAAACGAAGCCCGCCTAATTGCTTGCACTCATTTACCGTGCAATGATTGCTTAAAATCGATAGCATCATACGGAATAACTACTGTTGTCTTTCGGGAATTATATGATAGGGATACCTCTTCTACAGAACTTTGTAAAGAATTTGGAATAAACCTGCAAAGTGTAGTAAAATTCTAATAATGATTATTGGAGTTGTAGGAAGGGGCTTTGTCGGCCAAGCCACGGCTATTCTTGGGTGCAAAGATGAGTGGTCCGATATCGAAGACAACGTTCTGTTGGTCTATGACACAGACCCAGAAAAAAGGAGCCCGCCAGATATTGAATTTCAGCACATGAGTGAGTGCGACTTGGTCTTTGTGGCGGTGCCGACCCCAATGAATGAGGATGGCTCCTGCCACACAAAAATTGTTGAAAAGGTGGTAAGGGAACTAAAGGACGTCGGGGTAGAAGATATTGTCGTTAGGTCTACTGTCCCCGTTGGGACATGTAGAAGGCTCGGGGTTAATTTTATGCCCGAATTTTTAACAGAGGCAAACTGGGAAGAGGACTTTAAGAACTGTAGAGACTGGGTGTTCGGTTTGCACGATTTAAAAAATAAAAAAATTAAAAAGAAAATAAGAAAAACCTTTTTAACCGCCAAGCATAATGGTAAAATAAATCATGCGGACCTTCATTTTTGCTCTAGCGAAGCGGCAGAAACTTGTAAGTATGTAAGGAACTGCTTCTTGGCGACCAAGGTATCATTCTTTAACGAGGTGGAGGAATTCTGCAGAAAAAGAGGGGTAGACTATGAGCACGTGCGAGAGCTCACCACAATGGATGAGAGAATCGAAAAAAGCCATACAGCGGTTCCGGGCCCCGACGGAAAAAAAGGTTTTGGGGGGACTTGTTTCCCGAAAGATATGAATTCTCTTTATTATCAAATGTCTGAGGCCTGTATGGAGAGCTATATCGTGGAGGGGGCAGTAGCGAGAAATAAACAGGTCGATCGGGTGGAGGAAGATTGGAAAAAGGACAAAGGAAGGGCTGTAGTTTAGTGGAATTAAAATATAAGTTGTTGCACCCCAATGCGAAAGAACCCAAGAGGCAAAACGCATCTGACGCCGGCTACGATTTGTTCAGTTGTGAGCGCCATATTCTAGAGCCTATGGAAAGAAAGCTAATCCCCGTGGGAATAGCGATAGAGTTACCCTTCGGATATTACGGAAGAATTGCCCCAAGAAGTGGGCTGGCTGTAAAAAAGGGGATAGACACGATGGCTGGTGTCATAGACGCTGGGTTCAGAAACGAACTGGCCGTTCTCTTGGTTAATTTTAATTTACCGGAATCTCTTTTTAATCAAAACGTAAATTCGCAAGCGTACAATTGTATGTTCGGCGACAAATCAAAGTTTGTTATAAATCCCGGAGACCGGATCGCTCAGATGATTATTGAAAGATGCTATCACCCCGACTGGAGGGAGGTGGGGGAACTAAATAGCTCTCATCGAGGAATGGGGGGCTTTGGAAGTACTGGGGTTTGACAAATGTGTTACACTATGAGAAGGTAGGCTGTTGAGAGAAATCGACAGTCAGGAAACCTTGGTGAGACCTTAAGGGTCAGGAGGGTTTGAAAGAGAGTCATTAGCGGGGCTCCACATCCAAGGTAATTTCCCGCACAGGATAACATACATTCTGAAAAAACTGGTGGGTAATTCCCACCGCAATGCCCCGGCGTGTTGTGGTTGACCACTGTAATGAGTTTTAAAGCACAGTTTCTCACCCTTTTAAAGGGAGGTGGTTTTTAGTTGTAAACTAAGCTGTATGTGTCTGCTGAATGTCCCGTCAGTGTCAACAAAACTCGGGCCCGTAAAGGAAGCTAAGACATAATCTAAATGCAGGACCCCCTCTCTAGGGGGTTCTGTCTTTATTTCCCGAAAGGAAGCATACGACATTTTGATTAATAAAATTTAAATAAAATTTACTGAATTAATATCTAAGGTACCATGAGTTTTGAAATTGTTTTACATTTAGTTCTATTTATTAACGTGGTTCTAATTGTGTGGTTTAAGACTGATGCATTCCTTGAATACTCTCGCCTATTTGGGCTCACTAAAATATTTAAAATAGATAAATACGACGAAGAATATAACAATGATTTTACTTTGGATTACCATACCTTCTTACTTAAAGAATACAAGGAATCTTTCTTTGTCAAATTGATTACTTGCCCAATATGTTTAATAATATGGGGCGCAATAATTTCGTCTCTTTTTTTTGGACATCTGCACTTCTCACCGATAACAATCTGTAGTATAGTTTTATACTTTGGGGTTTCAAAATTAATGGCTTGACATGAAAGAGGTTAAAGATTTTACTGAATTCTACCACGTTCTTGAGAATGCTGGGAAAACGCCCGTGTATAATGAACACGTTTCCCACTTCAGAAATATGGTTTCTGGACTAGGCGGCGGATGTGGGTGCAACAGAAACCGAAGGATAGAACAGTGCAAAAATATGTACTTGCAAATGTGCGCGAACTTAACCGCTACAGACAAGGCTTTCCTAAAGGCGTTCTTGGGGGTTGGGGAAGTTAAGTTGGCTGCTGATGGAAATATTTTTTGTGTTTTTTAGTTGCGCAAGATAATTAAGTCATGGTATAGTTAGATCGATGTAGCAATGGATGCTGTAAATTTAAAGTACAATACAAGAAATAACCTCTGGTACAGGGTAGACGACGATACTCCATATACAGGGGAAATTATTCAACATTACCCCAATGGACAAGAAGACAGCAAGACTCGCTTCAATGGAGGTAAAATAGACGGAGTTACCGTTTCTTGGTACGACAATGGCAATAAAAAATCTGAAGTTAATTTTTCAAATGGCCTAAGGGACGGCCTTGCGACCTTTTGGAACAGCGATTCCCAAATAAGAACGAAAGCTTTGTACAAGGAAGGCAAGATGGTATTGGCGAATTCTTGGGATAAAGAAGGTAGAGAAAAAGACCCGCTTGTAGAATTTTATTACGAAAACGATACCGCTAGAAATGTTCTAATCGTAGGAGACTTCACAAATTGGGAAGATAACCCAATAAGGATGGACAAAGTCGATAGTACCTTATGGTTTAAGAGAGTTATCCTGCCAAAAGGTGAGTACGAATACAAGTATAAAGTTGATGGAGAGTGGGTGGAAGATGCTTTTGCCGCCAAGAAAATCATAAGTGAATCTGGTGATGAAAATTGTTTAGCCGTGTTTGGCTCAGTGAGCGATACCTTCCGAGAAGACCTAATAAAAAAAAACACAACAGATCTAGAATTCAAACCACCCCAGCAAAGCCAAGGGTGGTACGCAAATTCAATCTAGACGAAGAAGGCCAGAGGGAAGCTGGGGGGATTTTAAATCGAAGGAAGGATTTAACAGGAAAGTTCTGCCCGAAACCATTCGACTCCCTAGAATCTCACGAACACGGTGGATTTCTATGTTGCCCCACTTGGTTGCCAATCAACATCGGGAGCCTACTGTCGGAAGACGTGGATGAAGTCTTCAACTCCGAACCAGCTAAAGCGGTTAGGGAAAGTATATTAGATGGTTCGTTTAAGTTCTGCCATCACAAACTTTGCCCCCACATACAGGGCGGCACGTTGCCAAACAAAAAAGATATACTAGAGAAGGATAATCTAGGGTGGGAAAGCCAAAATGTTGCAGAGGAGAGGTATAAGGGGATAATAAAAAACAATATTGTAGAGGGGTTGAATCCAACCTTTCACAACCTGTGTTACGATGAGTCCTGCAATTTAAGCTGCCCAAGCTGTCGCTTGAATAAAGTTTTCGTAAATTCAGGCCCTAGGTTTGAGAGGAAGACCCTAATTCAAGAAAAAATAATTAAAGACCTGTTCCTAGCCCCGCACAATAGAAACTGTGTCGTTAATATAACTGGCTCTGGTGATCCATTTGGCTCACTAATTTTTAGAGAGTTACTGTTCAATATAGACGGAGACCTTTGCCCGAATGTCTCGATAAATCTACAAACCAATGGCGTAATGTTTACGGAGCTCTATTGGCAGAAAATGGAGAAGATACACAAGAATCTAAATACTGTAATAATTTCACTAGACTCTGGTCAGGAAGAAACATATAACATAACGCGTCGCGGAGGTAATTGGTCAGCGCTTATGAGAAATCTCTCATTTATATCGGGGCTTAAGAAGGAAAACAAAATTAATCAACTCAGGTTGGACTTTGTAGTTCAACAACTAAATTATAAAGAGATGCCAGACTTTGTAGAGATAGCAAAGAAATTTAATGCTGACGGTGCTTATTTTTCTTTAATTGCAGATTGGGGAACCTTTACAAAAGAAGAGTATGACTTTAGCTGCATATGGAAAAAGGACCACCCAGAATTTGAAGAGTTTCTAGAAGTTCTAAGAAACCCAATTCTTAATAACCCTATAGTAGACATGGGTAACGTAACGGAGTACAAAAATCATATAGACGCCCGATGAACATAAAAACCATAGAGCCTTCATATCGAAACAATAAAGGGCATGACGTTTATGAGTTCTGTCCTGACAGAAAATTTGATGACGAAATTATAATATGCCCTTGGTTTGGTGAAATAAAAAAATGGCACATGCTTATTCCTATTTTTGCTATTTGTGATAAGTTCAATATAAAGGTTTCGGTTTTGGCCGTAGAAGATCACATACCACTTTTTAGCTTTTATTCTCATTCATTGATTTGTATTAATAAGGATTCTGTAGCTAGTTCTACGAGTCGATCTGAGGCGGAAGAAAAAATTAAATACTTTGATAAGCACTCTACAAAATGCTACAACCACGTGTATGACAGGGGAGATATTGGGTGGGATTTACTATGGGGAGCATATGCTAAAGAAATAGGCAACCCGCACTACCTGTTGCTGAACCTCATAAGAAAAAAAGACGCAGACCTACTTACGCAAATACTCGAGGGAGAAATAGCAAAACATGACGCGCCCAATGTTTATAGCTACCTGAAACAATTACATACTTTTAACGAAAAAACTATAACAAATTTCTACGAGAAAAGACTCAGTGAGTATAATATTTTCTTTACAAAAAATCAAATGCTTTCATACGAAAATCTTGTTAATGACTTAGACATTGATGACTCGCCTAAAATATGCTCCTACCTAAGAAGCGGCAGAGCCCGCGCGGAAAACAACATAGACGGCAAATATTATAACCCCGCCTCAGGCGCGTGCTACAATCGGAGTGGTATGGAATGGGCCGCTGCAAAGAATATCGGCGATGCATTATACGAAACAGGGGAAGAAATCGGTCACGAAAATATATTTAATTTTAATTATAAGGTATTTTGCTCGAGGAGCAGTTTCTCTTGGCCCCTTCAGGATTACTTAAATCAAAGGGAGAAGTACCGAAAAGAATATGCAAATTCTTTATCCACTATACAAATTTTGCTTTCTTTAAAAAATAATTGGGGATATGTGTCTCAAGCAGGAGCCTCCAGCTTTCTCTATCTCTTGCCCGTGAATATAATATATGCAGAGCATCAACATTGGTACAGGCAAATACATCAAAGCGGCGGCGACGAGTTTTTAAAAAGGCCCGCGCAAAGTCTCTATAAGAACGAAGCAATTTATTGCGCGAACAATGAAAAGCAATTTTTTAACGACTTTCAAATTGACCCGAAGGGGACTCTTTCAAATAAAGAATACTATAGCAAGGTGATTGACTACCTTGATAAGACATCCAGTAAGGAACACTTCAAACAAATATTTTTAAAATTTTTTAAAGCTTATGAGTAAAATTTTCTTCATAGACATAAACCCAAAAGAGGTAAAGTATCTCCCATCAGAAGACTACAAAAGTTTTGTGCGAAGCGAGATATGCCCAGCCGGTATTGCAGGATGCCCAAGCCGTGTGGCACCTGCATGGTGGACTGAAGAAGGCCACCTCCTTGAGGATAATGATTACTATCAGAGTTTGATGCATTTTTTAAGAGACCTTAAGGAATTAAATAAAGTAAGTGAAGAATTCATTAAAAATCACCCACTTTACAAGTTCGAATTCGACATGGGGTTCAATAAAACCGCCAACCGGAACTTCAATGAAACGCCGCCAAAAATAAGAAAGCGACAAATGTCTTCTCGCTGGGGCACTGCTGATTGCTTAGGGTTCGAAGAGTTTATTGCCCTAAAAGTTTATGGCTTTATGGATTTATATGAATCGATTAAAAATATTGGCTACCTAAACGCCCCCCCCGACCCCGAAACAGACGAAATAAACTTAGCCTCCTCAAACCCAATGAACTTTGGACCTATTAATGTTTCTATCGGGAGAGATAGAACTTTTCTACAGAACAACGGGCTGCACAGGTTGACAATTTGTCAATTTTTAGACATAGATAAAATACCAGTCAAAATTTTAACGATACAAAAGGATAAATATGACCGCGAAAGATTACATATTACAGAATGCCCGATACCATAATTTTACTTTGAGTGACGGCACAGAAGTCACACCTAGCGACGGGCATAATTTTTACCCCCTGTTAGATGTCATTTTCTCTGACGACATGTCAGGGAAAACCTTATTAGATATAGGGTGCTCGAACGGATTCTATACGACAGAAGCCGCGAAAAGAAATGCTAAATGCACAGGCGTCGAATCGTCCCCGGCTTTTCTAAAAACCGCGTCCCTAATTGCAAAGGACGCATCGGTAGAAATAGATTTTATAAACGGGTTCTGGGGCAGAAGCTCGCACTCACTTAGCGAAAGCTTTTCAGATGATGGATTTGATATAGTTTTACTTATGAATGTGATACACCACAACGACACGAGAGAAGCGGCAGACTATCAACTCACAGAAGCAATGCGGGTAGCGTCAGAGGTTCTCATTTTGTGCGTAGTTAACGAAGAAGATAAACCAAATAAAATATACTACCCTAACGACGATATTAAAAAAATAGTTTCCTCTAAGTTTTCGATTGATAAGGAGGTCCCCTATCTAGAGGCCGGAGGAAACTGCACAGGGAGAACAATCTTTACTTGCAAAAGACTCTAAACGAAAATGAATAGAAAAACAAAACCGAGATGGAAGCTTCGCCTAGTGGGTAAGCTGCGAGAATTCAAGAGCGCGGGCAATAAAACTAGAAGCCCAATTAGAATAAGTAAAAAATATTCCATAACAGATGTTGTAATGAAGTTCGGCGAAATAACTAAGTGCTATCTAACTGGAAAAAAAATAGACCTCACAAAACCCGATCTATATAGTTTAGATCATATCATACCCTCCTCTCGCGGGGGCACCAACGATTTATCGAACCTAGGAATCTCAACCTTGGAAGCGAACCAGTCTAAATCAAACCTTCTCCTTCCTGAATTCTTAGACTTATGCGAGGAGATACTCAGGCGTCACAGACCTTATATTTTTGATGAGAATAAACGTGAAAAATAAAATGTTTTTTAGAACTTTTATATCACATTTTTTATTATTAGAAACATTATGAAAGCACTAGCATCACTTATTTTAAGCTTTACCTTGATTTTTTCCTCTGAGGGGGCAGAAAAGAAGAAAACCACCGCTGATCACCTTCAAAACGTGTCGGTTACAATCAGATCGGAGGGAGATTACAACGCTGGTGAGGGTTCTGGGGTTATTTTCACCAGAAAAGACAAAAACGGCGACCTAGTAAACCTAGTTTGGACCGCTGGACACGTTATCGACAACCTTCGATCCACTAGGAAAGTCGTAGTAGACGGCACCTCGAAAACCTTAGTCGAGTTCAAAGACCCAATGGTTATTAAAGAAATCAGGCAGAATGGAAGGACCGTGGGCAGACTCCAGATGGATGCAGAGGTGTTAAAGTACAGTGATGCAACCGACGGTCACGATCTTGCTCTCCTACGTGTTAGGAAATTGAATTTCGTTACGGATACAGTAATTTTTTACCTAGACAAGAAGATTCCGCCCCTAGGAGAAGACCTTCTGCACGTGGGGAGCCTACTGGGCCAAATGGGTGCGAACAGTATGACGGACGGGATTTATTCGCAGCACGGTAGAATTTTAAAGAAAATAAACAAACATGTATTCGACCAAACTACCTGTGTCGCCTTTCCCGGAAGCTCGGGCGGCGGAGTATACCTGAAATCAGATGCCAGATACGTGGGGATGCTTGTCCGTGGGGCGGGAGAAGGGTTCAACCTTATCGTTCCCGTTCGCAGGATGCACGCTTACTGTAGGAAGCACAAAATTATGTGGGCACTAGATAGAACTGTTGCGATGCCGACGGAAGATGATCTAAAGGGGCTCCCCATTGAACACGAACCCAAAGAAAAGAAAGATAAAGTTGAAGATTCTGAAGATGAAGAAGTCAAAAAGATGTTCCCGTTTAGGCTCAGGATAATCCCTTTTGAAAAGAGCACTGAGATTAAAACGAGAATAAAATAATTTTATACCCTCCGTGGTTATTTTCGATCATGGAATATTCCTCGGGGGGTAGCGCAGTAAGTGTTTGGGTTTGGCGGTTTAATCCGACACCTCTATTGCGCTAACATTTTCGATAAGACAGTTTGTCTTATTGTTA